GAAAAGCAACAACAAGAAAATATTTACGAAAGAGAAAGATTCAGAGCAGTAGATTTTGCAAAATGGTTTTCAGATTTTAATGGTTTGACTTGGGAGGAAAAAAGAGTAACTAAAGAATGTCTTGATACTCTTTATGAAAAATATTTAGGAACACTTGGAGGTGGAATTTAAAAACAAATAAGATTATGAAACAATCAGCAGTAAAACAATTATTAGAAGAAGTAATTTTAGAAAGAGAAAAATCTATTAGTGTAGAATTTAGAGAAGCATTAGATTTTGTAATTACGGCAATTCAAACAGATTATAAAGAAATGGAAAAGCAACAGATTATTGATGCTTACGATAATGCTTATATAGATAGGTATTATTATAATTCAAAAAATGGCAAACAATACTATAACCATACATTTAAAAACAAATAAACCCCAATTGCAAGATTAATTGCTAAAATTATTATGAAAATTAAAGTATCAATTTTAAACGAATTTAACACAGAATTAAAAACTTACGTTACGGATTTGGATTCTTATGAATTAAGTAAAAAACATAACATTTTAATTGAAAAGTCAATAGACGAAATGATTAATGAAATACGTTATGAACAAGAAAAAAAGAACACAACCATAGAAATTCCAAATCCCGCAGAATTTATGATGTTAGGAGAAACTGCATTTCAACAAAATGTTGCAGAAGAATTAAGAAATAAATTATCTCCAACCGAAAAACAAATGTGGTTAAGTGGTTATTTATTAGCATTAACTAAACAAAGTAAAAGATAAAAAAAAACCAAGAAACCGATTGCAAGGTAAAGTGCTAAAAATTTTATGTATAGTGAAGAAAAAATTATTAATGGCATTCTACATTATAGAACACATCCTAATGGAGAGTTCATACCTTATACATTAGAGAGTCTTACTGGTAAAATTGGAATGATGGAAGAAGAAATAGAGAATCAAAAAGGACTTGCTCAAGAGAATATCTACGAAAGAGAAAGATTTAGAGCCATAGATTTTGCCAAATGGTTTGCAGATTTTAATGGTTTGACTTGGGAAGAAAAAAGAGTTTCTAAGGAACGTCTTGATATTCTTTATGAACAATATCTAAAAACACTTGGTGGTGGACTTTAATAAACAATTTAAAAACAAATAAGATTATGAAAACATTAAAAAAAATCAAAAACGAGTTAAATGAGTGTTATGAATATTACGATAGGTTTTGGTTTGGTGGGTTATTAGAACCAATAATTATTTGGTTTACAATTTTTTTAATATTTTTAATTTAAAAACAAATAAGATTATGACATCACAACAAGAAATATCAACTCTAATGTTAATATTAGGGTTTTTAATAATAGGGTTTTTAATAGGAATACTTTTTGAAAGCTGGAAGTATTTTAAAAAAACTGGTGAACATTTAAAAGATGTTAAAAAAAGATATAAAACTATCAAAGAAACAGACCTAAAGACATTAACATTGGTTAAATGGGATTATGATGGTTTACCCGAACAGTGGAGAGATAAGAATCCAAATCCTTATAAGGATATGGTTTTTATGTATTTCGGAGAAGTAGATGGAATGAAAGGACATTCTTTTCTTCAATGTATGAAGACAGGTAAACCTTTCATATTACACACGGAACAATTAATGTCTTTAACAGAAAACGAACATTGTAAAAAATGGGTTTTTTAATAACGAAAACTATTCTGTATACACAGAAGAAGAATTTATTAATAAACTAAATACTGATGAAGAATTTTCTAAAAGGTGGAAACTTACAATTTAAAAACAAATAATATTATAAAAACCCCACCATTTAATTGGTTGGGGTTTTTTGTTTATATCAATTTTTAGATTATCTTTGTCCTATGAAAAAATCAATTAATATAGTCAATAAGAAAGCCAAGTTTGAGTATTCATTCTTGGAAACTCTAATTGTGGGAATCCAATTAGTTGGTTCAGAGGTGAAATCAATCCGTCAGGGAAAGGTCTCCATATCTGAAGGGTATTGTTATTTTAATGATGGTGAATTATTTATAAAAGGTATGAACATCTCCGATTATGGTTATGGTTCATTCCACGAGACCGTAAAGGATAGAAAACTATTGGCCAAAAGAAAAGAACTTAACAAGTTGGAGAATGAACTAATCAATGGAACGTCTATTGTTCCTTATCGAGTATTCATTAATGAGACCGGATTGGTTAAGATGGAGATTGCTCTTGCCAAAGGGAAAAAACTCCACGATAAACGAGATAGTATTAAATCTCGGGATATTGAAAGAGATATGAAAAGAGACTTAAAATAATTTGATATGAGTATATTAAAAGTTTGTGTGAACCGTTATTTAGATACAGTTTATAATGATTTGGATTGTTTGGTTTCATCAGTTGAGGTTACTTGGTATAAAAATGGTAAAATAATTGCTTGTGTAACTAAAAAAGAAGACCGGAAGCGTCTTAGATTATCATCATCAGAATTTAATACGTTTAGGCGAATGTTTTCATTACCATGGTCTGAACCCAAAGATAATATTTTTTTATTAGAAATGATACTTCCTTATCTTAAATTTAATAGTGGTAGTCCGGCTATCCCTATCTTACAAGACTTGGGATTTATTGACGAAATAAATTATATTGCTCTTCCATCTGATTGGAAATAATAATAAAGGGACTTGAAATAGTTTTTTTTTAATTTATCATATATTTATTATAAAAAACTAATAATATGAAAAACTTATTTAATAACATCTCTGAATCAGAGAAAAGTAGAATCCTTGAGATGCACTCAGGTAAAAAAAATGTGATTTCTGAACAAAGTTCTAAAACAGAGGTTAAACAATTTTTTGATTCTTGTAGAAACGCGGGTCAATCACCTATGAATATAACTGTACTTGTTGATAAAATTCATAACGCTGTACAAGGTTTGGGAACAGATGAAGATTCTATATTTGAGGCATTAACTCTTACCAAAGATTTTAATACTTTTTGTAAAGCTGTTAAAAATTACAAAACAACCTATGGAACTGATTTATATTCAGACTTGGATGGGGATATTGATGAAGAATCGGTTTGGGAACGAATCTCAAGAATTTTAAGATTAGTAAAAGGTTATAATTGAGATGTTTCAAACGATAAAAAAAAACGGGATATGAAAAGGGACTTGAAATAGTCCCTTTTTTTATTATATTTAATTATCAGTTCAAAATAAACAAATTAAAAAATAGAAATTATGATTATAGGAATGTTTTTAGGTATGGTTATGGTCCTTGGGATACTGGGGGTTGCGGTTATGGTTAGGATGTATTCAAACATCAAAAAATTGAAGAGGGAGCTTAGAGGCCAAGAACAAATAAACCAATCAATATATCATAGGTTTGATGAATTAGACCAAATGATTAATCGTCGTATTGATGGTGAGATTAAACGAACAGACGAATTATATACGGAAACAAATAGATACATCAATGGTAGAATGGACGATGTTGATAGAATGATATTGGACGTATATAGTAATATGGATTCAAGATTAGATAAATTAACAAACAAATTAAGTCCTGTTAAAAAGGATTTACTAAAAGATTAAAAAATAAACATTGAACTGATAACAAAAAAACCCATCATTACGATGGGTTTTATATTTATATATGAAACCAAGTTAAACCTCTTTTAATTTTATCTATTGTTTGTGGGGCAACATTATATTGTTCACCTATTTTACGGTTTGATAAAACACCTTCAGATATTAGTCGCTTAATTATTATAACATCATTATTAGTTAATTTACTTGATTTAACTAACTCACCATTTATTTTAGATTTAACCCCTCTAACCCAACCGTCATTTAGATAAGAATCGAGTTCTATTGATTTAATCTTTTTATTAACATTATTTTTAGTTATCCAATAAGTTCCGTATTGTGAGTTTTTTTCACCTTTTTGAGTTATAGAATTTTTTTCACCGACAAGTTTTTTACTACTTTCTTTATGTTTTCTACCTGTCCAATCACATCCACCAATTTCGGTAATTGGTTTTCTTCTACCATCTAAAATTTCATCAAATAAATTTTGTCGTTTAGTCTCAGAAAATTTTTTCTTAAATTCCGGGTCATTTTTTAACTTTTCACTAAAAGCTTTATTACCTGCTTTAGAACATTTTAATCTATGGTCTTCATTTATAAAACCACCTTGACCACCTTCTTTAATATTCATACATAGTTTATCAGTTAATAGTACTTTATCAACTATTACAGATTCTCTAATAATTAATTCTTCTCTTGTTGGTAAAAATTCCAAAATTTCTTTAATATGATTTTCTTTACCATATTTTCTAATAGAATATCTCAATCGTTTTCCACTACCCATATAACCATCATTTAGATTAATAGTACTGTGCATTCCGATATAATATTTTTTTGTGAGATTACAAGTTGTCTTGTATATGTAATGTATGTGAGGTTTTTTTCTTGACATTTTGTTCTTTTACTATAAATATCACTATCTATAGTAAAAGTACAAAAAAGTCTAAAGTGGAAGTGCGGAGACTCGAACTCCGGTGTTACTTGTATTACCTATTAAGGACTACACGTTTAGGATATTGTTTAAGCTAACAATCCAAAATTTCACAATTCCCTTATTTTTAGAGTGGTTCGGTTTACTGAGAACTAATCCTCCACTTGTACCTTTTCGGATAGGTACCACACCTTTGTAGGGACTTCTGTTGCTAGGTTATATGTCCACCGACCCCAATGTGTGTTTGCTTACGCTACGTTCACAAGCTCATCTTGACGTACAAGACCTACTAGAGCCATTTTGTTTAAAACGTTTCCGTCTAAATTGTTGTACCCATAGATTTAAGTGATAGAGAACATCTCACTACGTGCCCCGAATAACTATTACGAATAGTCAATTCCATGTCACTCCCCTATTTTGATACCACAAAGATAATACAAAAAATGGAAAAACCAAACTTTTCTTATATTTATTATTAAAATAAATATCAATGCCTAATACAAACGACTCTCACGGGGAATCTAAAATAATATTTGAAGATGAAAATTGGTTAATTGTAGAACCTATGGACTACGATTCCTATATATATTATGCACCGGACAATATGAAATCTCAGTGGTCCGCATTCAGAAATGGGGATGTATATTGTATTGTCAATAAAGAGGAATATTCAAACACCGGATTAAAAACTTATATGATTTTTAAAGATGGATATGGTAAAATATCATATCATAATTGGAATGGTAGAGAATTTTCAAAAATTGAATTCCTTGAAAGTTTTTCTGACGATATTTTACCCCAAATTAAAGATGTGATTGGTGTTGGGAAAATTTACGAGTTATTAACTAAAATTGTTAATGGTGAAGAAGTTAGTAGTCGTGAATTAGAGAATGCTGATGAGGTGATTTATGATTTTAAATTTACACCAAAAGCCCCTGTTAAAAGTCGAATAACCTTTAGGTTTGACGAGGAAGATTATATTAAATTATTTGACCCTAGTGATGACGATATGTGGTATTATAATGTCATTACAAGTCGTTATGATAGTTATGAATGGGAGGACAGTTATCAAGCGACAGAAGATTTTAAACAAGGATATATTGAACAGTTTTTTCAGGGTGAAAACAAAACAAAATTAAAAGAAATTCTTTCAATAATTTCACCATCATCAGTTCCATTAGAAACGGATGAACAAAGGATGGAGGCAGGAGAAAGATTACTTGATATGTTTGGGGGGGAAATTGATGATATTATCTCTGAATACACCTCAGAACAAAATCAATGTAAAACTAATGGTTTTAATAAAATGATAAAAGATGATTTTTGTAATGCGTTTTATAGTTACAAAATTATGACAAGACATTGTCTTACAGAATATTTAACTAGTGTTGGATTACTCTTAAATCTGTATGATGAGGTAGGGGATAAGACATTAAGTATTAGTGAATTATTATTTAAAATTGGTTCAGATATGGGTCTTACTGGTTGGAGTGATTATATTTATGATATTGATTGTACGGATTTTGACCAAGAATCATTTGATACCTATACATCCAATAAGTTGGATAAAATTATTAATAAACTTGAAGATGAATCTCAATATGAGGATATCTATGAGTATTCTGAATTATACAAACGACTTGATTCAAAATTTAAGATAAATAACCGATACGAAACTAAATCAGGGAGAGAATTTTTTTACAGGGGGATTAACCCAAAAAATAATAGAATACTTATACAGGTGTTTAAGAGAGATGGTAGTGTGGGAATGGAAGATAGAAGTTATAGTGAAGAAGAATTTGAGAACTTTTTAGTTTCCCCTGAATTATTTGAAAACAAAAAAAGAACAAAAGTTATATCAGAACAAACTACAGGAAACGAATCTATTAATTTTATAAACAGTATTTCAAAGATTGACCCAAACATTTTTAATACAAAGAAACCGTTAATGTATCTTCAAAATAAATTATCTGAATATAAATCAAGAAACCCTGGTGTTAATTTAGATATGAATACGTTGGTTAAACAATTATCAACACCGGCATCCCCGTTTAAATTTACAACGTTTAATATTCAAACATACGAACCAAAACGAGTAAGTACGTTAGACGTTAATTTAAAAAATATTGGATTTACATTAACTAAAAATGATGTGAATAGTTCTCTTAATATTGGATTTAAAAAAAGATTTTAAAAAAAGATTTAATAATTAATTAATTTTTATTATCTTTGCTAAATGGAAAGAGATTATCAATTATTAAAAGATGTATTGTCGGTTCCGACAGTAACATATCAAGAAGACCGTATGGTGGAATTTCTAATCAATTGGTTAGAAGAAAATGGGATTCCCTTCAATGTGGATGAGTACAAAAATATTTATGCGATTAAACAAACCGATGAGGATGTGAATTATTTCCCCTGTGTTATTGCTCACACGGATACGGTTCATAACCTTGATACTATTAACATTCGTGAGGAATCATTACAGAATGAACAGTACTTATTTAAACCATCATTAAAGGCTTATAATGATTTTGACGAACCAACCGGAATTGGTGGTGATGATAAATGTGGTGTTTATGCTTGTTTGGAACTATTAAAAGAATTACCAAATTTAAAAGCTGCTTTCTTCGTATCAGAAGAAACCGGATGTCACGGGTCTAAGAAAGCCGACCCCGATTTCTTTATGAATGTTGGTTACGGTATTCAGTTTGACGCACCTGGTAATAGAATGGTTACTGAAGTTTGTATGGGAACAAGATTATTTGAAAGAGATAGTGAGTTTTTTGAAATTTGTAATGGAGTGTTAAGTGAAAACTTTAATAGACAACAAGAATACTTTTCAAACCCATACACCGATGTTTATGCTTTAAAGAATAAGTTTGACTTTGCCTGTATCAATTTTGCGATAGGTTATTACAACTATCACACTAAAAATGAGTATGTGGTTGTCGAAGATGTTTATAATGGAATAGAGACCGGTAAAAAGATGATTGAGGGGTTGGGAAATAAAAAGTACCAATATGTAATAGACCCAAGTCATCGTAGAATGATTTAAATATTAAGAGACCTCGGTCTCTTTTTTTTTTATATGATATTTATAAATAAAATATTTTATGAAAAAACTATATTTCTTAGACGAAGAGGAAAAACAAAGAATTTTAAATATTCACGAGAGTGCCACAAAACGTCAATACTTGAGCGAACAATCAATGTTTAGTGCAGGTCAAGGTGGGTACTCTAACCCTACTCAAAACAATACTCCAAAAGTTGCCCCAAAACAAAACACAGGATTTGGTAATGTACAACCCACTAATGATGTAAATCCACTTAGTGCAAAAAATTTAGGGTTTACACCAAAACAAAACACACAAATACCTAATCCTCAGGAACGACAAACAAATATCACAAAACTTTATTGTGGTCTTAAAAATGGGGTAATTACAACAGGTAAATATACTAATGTAAAATGGAATAATTATGTTTCTGATTGGAAAGTAACTCCAAATGAAATTGAGATTGCCAAAAAAACTTGTCCAAAATCAAATAATTTACAACAATATAGACAACAAGTCGTGGATAAAACAAATGAGAATACTAAAGCAATTCAAAAATTATTAGGGTTACCTGAAACGGGTGTTATGGATTCCTCATTATTACAAAAAATAAATGAAAAATTAAATGGTAATGGTCAAGCACCACCAAGAGTTGAACCATTACAATCAATAACTCCGGCAGGAGTTAAAACACCACAATTAACTACTATGTCCCCGGAACAATTAAGTGCGTCTTTACAGGGAACTAAATAATAAGATATAGATATGAAAAAAGTGATATTAGAAGAAATTGAAAATATGAAATACCTTTTGGGGTATAAAAGAGGTGTTGTTATATCAGAACAAACCACCCCTGGTGTAGAAGTTGGAGGTATTACAGGTGTTGCAGGAACAACTCCACCAGCAACATCATTAATAAAAATTGGGGTTAAATATCCTTCAATAGTTGAATTACAAAATACATTAAACACTAAATACCAAACAGGGTTAACTCCGGATGGTAAATATGGTCCTAAAACCGCTGCAAGTATTTTAGCGGCTTTAACAAAAACATCAACCAATAGTGTAACTCCAGTAAACACTCAAGTTAAAGATAATAATTCTGAAGTAATTAAAAAAACTGCGGAAACTAATGCTACGGTTCCGGGTACGACTAATCCACCGGCATCAAGTGAAACACCATCTGTTGCCGGAGGAGCAAACTACACCGAGACCGATATAAATAATTTAACTAATTCATAACATGAATAATTTATTTGCTATTAACGAAGAAGAAAAAAATAGAATTTTAATTCTTCACGAAACGGCAACCAAAAACCATTATTTAATTGAACAAAACAACTTTTTTAATGACCAATTAAAAACTCAAAATAAACAAAATCAGGTTGTTGTTCAAGGACAAGGTAATGACCCATATCAATATATGAAATGGTCCGATAAATTATGGTATGCAAAAAAAATCGAAGGTAATACACCAAAATGGAAAGAGGCGAAAACACAGAAAGCCATTGACGCAATTAAAACAAAAATTTACGGAATACAACCAACAGTCATCCCTAACACCCAAAAAATAAATAAAACAACTTCAAATAATTTTAAACTTGAACCTGAATTAAATACTGTGGATATTGATAACACAAGAGTTGGTAATGGTAGGGAAAGAAAAATAACGGACATTAAAAAAGTGTTAAATGATTTAGGGCCAGCAAAAAAATCTACTTTACCTTTACATATAAGAGCGATTTGGGATTATATGGTAGGTAGAACTGAACCTTTTACTTCGGCTGATTTAACAAGAGAAGAACAAAAGTTCTTAAAAAAAGTTGTACTTTCAAATCCTAATAAAGGGTTAAATTATGATATATGGAAATCGAACGGTGCCGGGAATTTACCGACAGCAATGTCTACAGGTTCATCATCCGAAGCCGAACGATTAAAAAAATCAGGTGGGCAAGGTAGTTTAATTAATCCTGAACTTGGTGGTCAATTTATGTATTTTCTTGGTAATGTTGCACCGTCAAACGCGAAGGAATCTTCAGATAAAAAAACCGTAGTTGTAAATGACAATTATGATATGAATAATAGTGATGTTGTTAAGGATAAAGAAATAATACTTAAAGATTTTGCAAAACAAGTTGGTAAATTTGCCTTAGGGGATGCGGCTCTTTATAGTGTTATTAGACAAACCGCTGGTCTTAAAGAACTTGCTGGTTATAAAGGATATCCGGTTAATCTTACTGTTTAATTTTTTGGTTCAATCTATAATATTGATAGATACATAATGTAAAAAAATAAAATATTAATGCAGGTTGTAATATTATAAAAAGTATAATATTAAATTCTTCATAAGAATAACCTAATTTATCTCCATAATATTGAATACAATCACAACACCATAGGAATAATCCGTTGGTGTTTTTTTGTTTTAGTAGACATCCAAATAACTCTGAATGAGTATATGATTTGTTAATTAAATAATAGTGAGTTCTATGTACTACGTCAGAAGAAAATTTTGACATAACATAAAAAGTGAAAATCCAAAAAATACCGGTGTACACTAAAAATTTTTTCATATCGTTTGATTTAGATTACAAAGATATAGCTAAAATTATCAATAACAAAAAAAAAGAGGACTATATGTCCTCTTTTTTCTTTCTTGTTTTTTTCACAACTTCCGGTTTAACCACCACTTCTTTCTCTACAGATATAAGTGTGTATGGGACCCCCTCTGTCATATTTCCTTTGATAATCTCTTCGGATACGAAATCCTCTATTTTATCTTGGATAGCTCTTTTGATTGGTCTAGCCCCGTAGGTCTCATCAAACCCAACTTCAGAGATTAGGTCTAAAATAGTATCATCAAATGTGATATCATATTTCAACCCAACTAATCTTTTAGATAATTTATCCAACTCTAATTTAACAATTTTTTTAACATCATCTTTAATTAGAGTGTTAAAGATAACAACTTCATCAATTCTGTTTAAAAATTCCGGTGTGAAGAATTTTTTAAGTTCTTTTTTAAGAACATCACGTTTGTATTCTTCGTCGGCATAAGTGCTAGTTCCGGTTTTAAACCCGACACCTGAACCAAAATCTTGTAATTTTTTAGCTCCAACATTAGAGGTCATAATGATGACGCAATTTTTGAAGTTAATCTTTCTCCCCATACCATCGGTAAGGTGACCATCGTCTAATACTTGAAGAAGTGTTGAGAAGATATCTTTGTTAGCTTTCTCAATCTCATCAAATAGAATTACAGAATAAGGTTTGTTTTTCACTTGTTCGGTTAATTGACCACCTTCATCGTATCCAACGTATCCCGGAGGTGCTCCAATCAATCTTGAAATGGTGTGTTTTTCTTGGTACTCGGACATATCCACACGAATCATATTATCTTCACTACCGAACATTTGTTTTGCTAGTTGTTTAGCTAAGTATGTTTTACCAACACCTGTTGAACCTAAGAAGATGAATGAACCGATTGGTTTGTTCGGGTCCTTGATTCCGATTCTGTTTCTACGGATTGATTTCGCAATCTTTGAAACAGCTTCAGATTGTCCGATAACTTTATCGGATAGATTCGCTTCCATCTCGGATAATAATTTTGTTTCATCGGCATTTAATTTCGTTACCGGAATTTTAGTCATATTGGAAACAACTTCATAAACTAAATCAAGGGTAATTACTTTCTTGTGTGTTAGAAGTTCTTCCTCAAACTTTTTCTTTTCAACATCAAGTTTGGTTAAGATACGTTTTTCTTTATCCCGTAAGTTCGCGGCTTCCTCGTATCGTTGTTGTTTAACAACATCTACTTTTTCTTGTTTGATATCGGAAGCTTGTTGTTTCAACTTTTCAATTGATTCAGGCATTTTAACCTCAACTTGACTTCTTGCACCAACTTCGTCAATAATATCGAATGCTTTGTCCGGGAATTCTCTATCGGTGATATAACGGTCCGCCAAATCTACACATACAGATAACACTTCATCTGTATAAGTTACCTTATGGAAGTTCTCGTATTTGTCTTTTACATTTTTAAGAATGATTAATGTTTCTGCTTTGGTGGCAGAATCAACAACAACTTTTTGAAAACGTCTTTCTAATGCTCCGTCTTTCTCAAAGTTTTTTCGGTATTCATCTAATGTAGTTGCACCAACACATTGAATCTCCCCACGGGCAAGAGCTGGCTTGAAGATGTTTGATGCGTCCATGGAACCTGATGAATTTCCTGCTCCAACGATTGTATGGATTTCATCGATGAATACGATGATGTTTGGTGCGTTCTGAAGTTCTTCAATGATAACTTTCATTCTTTCTTCAAATTGTCCACGGTATTTGGTTCCGGCAACAATTGAGGTCATATCTAATGATACTATACGTTTGTCCATTAAGTTTCTCGGACATTCCCCATTATAAATCATAATGGCAAGACCTTCAACGATTGCGGTTTTACCACAACCAGGTTCTCCGATGATTATTGGGTTATTTTTCTTTCTACGTGAAAGGATTTGTGCGATTCTTGTGATTTCTCTTTCTCTACCAATAACAGGGTCTAATTTCCCCTCTTCGGCGAGTTTTATTAAATCTCTACTAAAATTGTCTAATACGGGTGTTGATGAATCAGTCTTAACTGCTTTATTTCCACCATTACTTCCACCATCTAAAGATTCTATCATAATTAATTGTTTTATTTAAGTATAAGGGTTAATTTTATTATTCCAAATGATTTGACAAAAGTAATATAAAATATTGGAAGGACAAAACAAATTTTAAATATATTTATTAAAATGGAAAAGAAAAAACCTTGGAAGAAATATATGAATGAACTCCATCCGGAATTTGAATTGGTTGAAGTATATAGAAAACTTAGACTAGCCTTTCAAAGAGAGGGATGGACACAGAAAGAATTGGAAAGACCACCGTATTACCCAACAGATATTATGCAAAATTTTCAAAAATTTTCAGGATTAAAAAATGATTTGATTCGTGAATTAAAATCTTATTTTGGAACTATTGACCATAATGAGTTTGACAATTATCTTATGGATAAATTAAAACAAATAGATTTAGAAATACCTTTAAAAGATGGCAATATTAAAAGAGACAATTCAAGGGACGAAGATTATTAATGAAATCCAATCGTCAAATGTTAAAAAAACAGAATACGATACTGAAACTAAAATAATGTTAGTTGAGTTCAATAATGGACAAAAGTATGAGTATGATGAGGTTCCACACCAAGTATATACTCAATTTAGAATGGCGGAATCTCAAGGAAAATTCTTCTCAACAAAAATAGTTAAAACCTACAAACACAAAAAACTTTAACAATTATAAATATTTAAGTATTTATAGTTAATGAGTAACCTAAAAAGTATATTATCCAGCTTTCATTTACAGGACGAACTAAATCCAAAGATTTGGGAATCCCCTGATAAAATGTCCTCTAAAGTTAGAGAACGTTTATTAGATATCGCATATGAGTTCATAGAATTCTTAGGTGTTGATGTAATTGTTTCTGATGTGGTAATGACTGGTTCATTGGCGAATTTTAATTGGTCTCAATATTCAGATGTTGATTTACACATAATTGCCGACTTTGAACAATTCTCGGAAAAAGAACTTCCTTTGTATGAAGAACTTTTTAGATTAAAGAAAACTTTATTTAATGATAACCATAATATTAAAATCTATGGTTATGATGTTGAACTCTACGTTCAAAATGATGTTGAATCTCATTTTAGTAGTGGAGAATATTCTATTTTATTTGATGAATGGAAAACAAAACCTACTAAAGAAAACGTTAAAATCGACACAAATCTAATTAAAACTAAATCCGAACATTGGATGAAAATAATCGATGAGGTTATTGAAAACGCTAAAGAAGAACCTTTAGAGTCCGGGGTTAAAAGTATTGGTAAAGTAAAAGAGAAATTAAAAAAATATCGAACAGCCGGACTAGAAGATGGTGGTGAAATGTCGGATGAAAATTTAGTGTTTAAAGTTTTAAGACGAAACGAATATATTCAAAAACTATTTGATTTTCAAAACGAATATCAGGATAAAAAACTTTCTTTGAAAGAAAAATCAATATAATTAATAATAAACCCTTCGGAATTACAACATTTTTAATTCCGAATATATTTATATATAAAATAATTCCAAAAAAAAAAACATAAAATGGGAAATAATTTAAGACCGATTGGTAGTGAAAAATTAGAAGGGATGGCGAAAATCCAACGTATAATGGAAATTGCTAGATATAAAGAAAATATACCTGCACCAATTAACGAGGATAAATCAACTGAATATACTAAAGTTTTAGCTAACGGTAAAACATATAAAATAGATAAAGAAAAAAGTGGTTACATCATTAAATGTAATTTAACTGAATCAATTAATGATTTTGATTATTTAGAACCTATGAAGAATAGAAAGTACTATCCATCATATTCTCAAGCATTGAAAAGGCTTAATTTGATTGCAAAAGAAGTTAATGTTAATGAAGGTAGTGAAAAAAATGTGAATTTATTTTACGAAAGTTCTGACCACGCAACAAAATATATATTAAAAATGAATGGTGGGGAAACTGACGAACAAGTCGCTCCGGCTCCCGCTCCCGCACCTGCTCCGGCACCTGCACCTGCACCATCTCCCGCTCCGGCTCCGGCACCTGCTCCTGATGATATGCCAGAACCAGCTCCTGAGGATATGGATTTGGGTGTTGATACAGAAGAGGATGATAATGAAGAAATTACTTTAAAATCTATTCAAAAATTAACAGGTAAATTGGCTCAAAAATTAAGAGCGTTCCAAGAAACTGAAGAAGGAAAACAAGAAATGACTTCTAAAGATTCAAAATACGTTATTAACTCAGTGTTATCGGCATTAGATTTAGATTCTATTGATGATGAAGATAAAGAAGAAATTGTTAATAAAATTGAAGGTACTGAAGAAGAAGGTATGGGAGATTTCAACCCTGATGAAATGGGTGGAGAAGAACCTGATTTTGGTGATGAAATGGGTGGAGAAGAACCAGTTGCCCCTGAAGGTGAAATGGGTGAAAGTTTTGGATATGATGATGTGGATGAAGATAATCCCGATGATTACGATTTTGATTTGTCAAAATTAGATTTAGGTGATGATGAAGAAGAAGATTTTGATTTTAAACCAAGACATCCAAAACATAGAAGTTTAAATCATCCTGATATTGACTCTAAACATTCAGGTCATATTGAAGATATGATTGAAGGAATTTTTTCAGAATCTAAAGTTGATAAAATTATAGAAGGTTATTTTAAATTGAATGATAAAGAACAACAATCATTAGAATCTAAAAAAAGACAATCAAAATTAATTAGCGAAAGTAAAAAAGTTAAAATTAATAAAATTAAAAAATTATCTGAAAGTATTTCTCAAGAAGTTGGTGCAAGAAAATTAATGGAAAAATACCCAAACGCTAAATTGGTTGGAAAAACAAACAGACAAAACTTGGTGTTTGAAATGAACAACAAACAATTAAGAGTTAATACAAAAGGTCAGATAATATAATGAGTTATTTAATATATGTTAATGAATTAGGACCTAACTATAAGGGTGATAACATATATGAGTTTATTTTCTCAGATAGTTCAGAAGATATTTGGGGTGAGGCATGGGAATCAAAACCATCAAATGGTTATCCACTCCCACCGGACATAGAACATATTAAAAAGGTAGGAGTTTTGAAGAATGACCAAATAACGATGTCAGTAATTCAAAACTCTGACTATTTTTCGATGATGGATTCAATTGATGATATCATTGCGTTATGTTGGGAGAATGAAAGTGAAGACGTTGATTTTACCCGTCAAAAAAGATTGGTTTTTAAGTTTGGAGAAACAGAACAATCAGTTAAAGATAAATTATACGAAAGAGACATCGTATTAGAGTTTGAAAAAAAAATTGAATATGAACACTAATCAAAAAAAATTAAAACTAGTGAAAGAGGGGATTAAAGCTTCCACTCTAAATAAAATGACCGATAGTCAGGTTAATATATTGTTTGGTAAGTTACTTGAGTCTAAAAAAGAAACTGATGAAGCGGTTACCCAAAACGTTCAAAAAACAACATATAGTAGTGGTGAAGCAAAAGGTAAAAGTTTTGCAGGAACTACAACATTAAACCCAGATGGTTCGGTTACCGTAACTAAAGAAGGTGAAATGAAAGAAAGTGAAGTTGATGAAAAATTTGAGTCAAAAAAACAACAAAAACTATTTTTTGCTAAATGTGGTGATGGAAAAACAAAAGAGCAAAAAAAATGGTGTAAAATGGCTGATGAATTCGCAAAAGATACTAACTTTGCTAAACTTCCTGAAAAGAAAAAAGAAGCGAACGAAAATTATCAAGATATGGTTGGAGGAGCATTGAATAAAATTGCACAATCTAAATTAAGTCAGATAAAACCGACTGTAACTATGGGAGAAAGTAAAATTGAAAAAGAAATTATGAGGCTCGTAGAAAAACACATCACACCAAAAATGTCTAAAAAAGATTTTAATAATCTTTTAGAAGGTGACACAAAAACTGCTCCGGCAAAACCAAAAGTTAGTCCTGGGGTAAAACCAAAACACCCATTCCAACCGGACCCAAATAAAAAAGGAGCTCCGAAAGCTAAGAAAAAAGAAATGGATGAAGCAACTGAAGTTGCTCCGGCAAAACCCAAAGTCAAACCAAATACAACACCAAAACATCCTTTTGCTCCTGACCCTAATAAACAGGGTGCACCAAAAGCGATTAAACGAGAATTGCCAAGTTTTTTAAAATTCAATCAGTTAGGTCTTAATACAAAATAGTTATGAGTGTAAATTTAAAAATGGAAAAGATATTGAAAGTCAAAGGTGACTTAGATAAACTGTTAGTTAATGAAGGATTAACTAATAACCAACAAAAGATGTTAAACGAAATTAATCGTCGTTTAAATGAAGCCCCTGTTAGTTATGAAGGCCCTGAAAGAATGGAACCGGGAATTGAAAAACAAATTAATCAAAGAAAAACTCCATACGCTGAACATCCGTCATTACCACAAGATGGTGATAGAGATTTTGTTGAGATGATTACATCACAACGATTTAAAGACTCTGTAGATAAAGTTAGAAGATTTTTGGG